TCATGATGCGCTTCCCTGTGTCGGGGTGGATGCGTTGCGGGCCGAGCCGACGTTGAAGGCCAGCAGATCGAGCAGCTTGCGGACCGGCAGCCAGGGGCTGCCGGTCCCTGGGGTTGGCAGAATGGCGGCAAGAACCGCCGCGACGGCGATCACGAGCGGCGCATAGACGGCCAAAGGCGCCAGCGGCGTGCCGCTCAGGGCCGCCACCAGCGCCGCGATGGGCGAGGACTCCATGGGACAGTCTCCAGGAAGGGGAATGAGGAAAAGAGAAAGGTCGAGGCCGGACCTAGCCGGGCTTTCCCGGCCAGAGATGAGAGGCAACGAAGCCCAGCAGCGCGAGCAGGGCGCCACCGATCCAGTGCGCCAGATGAAGGCCGCCCATGCCCTGGCTCAGCGTGTTGGTCAGCTTGTCGAGCTTGAGTTCGATGGTTTCAAGTCGGGCGGCGGCCGTGATGTCATTGCGGTCCATGCGGTCCTCGAGGGCCACGACACGGCCTTCGAGCTGGCCAATGAGGCGGGGAGCGGTGTCATGCATCGCTGCACATTCCGGGTCGGCTGGAAGGGGCGCGTTTCGTCGTCGGCGAGAGGGTCGGAGCTCAGTGGTGTTGGTCACAGGTTGCCCCTTACGGTGGCGCCGGCCCCGCCAGACCCGCCGGATGTGCTCGACGTGGTCGAGCCCGCGGAGCCGGAGGTGTTGAACGTGCCGGAGGTGAATGATGGTGCGCCAAGGTTGATGATCTGGTAGTTGCCGCCATTGCCGCCGGCGCCGCCGGCACCGCCCTTGCCGGTGCCGGATCCGGTGCCACCGGTGCCACCGGTGCCACCGGAGACATCGACGGCATTGGTGATGGTGCTGCCGAGCAGTGCCTCGGTGACGATGTAGATAAAGCCGCCCCCCGCCGCCCCACCGCCGCCGCCGCCGCCCGCGTTGCCGCCGGCGGCGTTGCCGCCGTTGCCGCCGCTGGACCCTTTGGCAGACAGAATGCCGGCATTCGTGTTGGTGCCGCGCTGGATGAAGCGGGCATAGAGGCAGATGGAACCACCGCCCGGCGCGGCAGCGCCGCCACCGCCGCCGGCGTTGGTGCCGTCACCGCCGCCGGCTCCGCCGGAAGATCCGCTGAAGCCGGCAAAGGTGGTGTTGCAGGTGCCGTAATAGAGGCTGAAGGTTTGTGTGGGCGTGGAGAAGCTTGGCTGATAGCTGGCCGTCAGCGCCAGGGAACCTGCGCTGCCGCCAGCTGACGTGCCTGCGCCACCGGCGCCACCCACCCCGCCCTGGCCGCCATTCGCGGCAAAATTATAGGCGGCACTGCTGGTACCGGTGGCGCCGACGCCCGTGCCGCCGGCAACACCGTTCAGGGCAGGCGCCGCCAACGGCACATCGCGGGCGGCGAACTGGGCGCCGTTGCCGGAACCCGCAGCCGAACCGACCGCATTTGAAACAGTCCCGCCGGTCACCAGAATGGCGCCTGATGCTGCGGCGGAGATGTCGAGCGTGCCGGTGACGAAGATGCGATGCCCGTTCGGGTTGAGCACACCCGTCCCGCTCAGCACGAGATTCGTATAATGCATGTCCCGGCTCAGCGTGGTCGTGCCGGAGGAAATGGTGACGCTGCCATCCGCACCGGTGCCAAACAGCAGGGAGCCCGCATAGGGAGAGAGGTAGGAACTGGAAAGCAGACTGCCGAGTGCCACGGTTCCAAGGGTGCTGACCAGCGAACCGGTGTTGGCGATGGTGCCGCTGGCGGTGATCGTGCCGGTGAAGGTTGGGCTCGCCGTGGGCGCGCGCGAGGTGTCGGTCGGGTGGACATGGTCCTGACGGGCGAACTGTGTCGTGGTGCCGACGGCGGCCGTTCCGTTCATCGCAGGCGTGGATGTGCCGGCCTGGCCGATGACGAAGGCCGTGGAGGCGGCCTGCGTGGAGCTGGCGTTGAGCACGGCTGTGGGAACCGTGGGCGTTCCGGTGAAGGAGGGCGAAGCCAGCGGCGCGTAGGTCGATGCTGCTGTGGCCGCAGACAGCGCTCCGGCAATGCGCGAGTCATTGCCGGCGGCAGCCGTGGTGGAGGTCGTGCCGTAGTTCACGATCAGGGTGCCCCCCGATCCGGTCAGGCCAGTACCGGCAACGGAGGCGGCGATCTGAGCTGCCGTTACGGAACCGGTCTGACCGACAACAGACTGAACCGGCGCGCCGGCGCTGGTGATGTAGTTCTGCGCCTTGACGAAGGCGGTGTTCGCGACCGTCGTCGAGTTGTCGGAGGTGGCCGGGGTTGCGACGGTGATCGAGGCACCCGAGATCGTACCGCCGGGGATGGTGAGCGACTGAAACTGGGCGTTGCCGTTGGCATCGATGAAGGCGGGTGTGTTCGAGGGATAAGCCGACAGATCCCGCAGCACAAAGGCGTAGCGGGTGACGGCACCCTTGAGGACGGTGTAGCCGTCATACCAGGTGCCGCCGGCGGCCACGACCTGGAACGCGTTGGTGCCTTGATTGGGGCCGAAATTGACGGCGATGACGCCATTCTTGGAGTTCCAACGGCTGTTCTCGGGCTGAGACGCGCCGTTGTTGACCAGGTCCACCTCGATACCCGTGGCTGCGCCGTCAGAAGCCGGGTTGACCACCGCCATGGCCGTGAGGCCCCAGGCACGGCCGGTCGCATTGCCGGGCTGGATCGCGCCGGTGGACTGGATGCCGACGACGTCCTTGGTCGTGGAGGCGGTGTCGAAGGAAGTGCCGTGAGTGTAGGTCGACGGATCGTAGCTCGCGGCGGCGGCGTAGAGCGCTGCCTTCTCGTATGATGTCGTTCCGGAGGTGGTGGACACGACCTGGGAGGCGTGCAGCGTAAAGGAGTTTGTGTCGGTGGCGCCGACGCGCATGAAGATCTTGCTGGCCTGCTGCTGCTGCAGCACCGACCCATCGGCCACGGTGTTCGGGCCGCCCGAGCCGACAAAGATCACACCGCCATCGAGTTCGATCAGCGCCTTGTCTGGCGCGTAGACGGCGCTGTTGAAACGGTAGGTGCCTTTGGGAAAATAGATGGTGCCACCGTTCGCGGGCAGGCCGGAGGCGAGCGCCTGGAAGGCCGCCGCGAAATCGGCGACGCCGGTCGGATCGGCACCATAGTCGAGCACGTTGCAGACATCGGCCGCTCGGCCGGCGAGCGAGCGTGAGAGCGTGGTACCGCTTGCGATCGCAGTCGCCTGCGAGACATCCAGCAGGCTGGCGGTGACGGAGAGTGTGCCGTCGGGAAGGACGGCAAGATTGGCGCCCGGCTTGACCCCGCCCAGCGTTGCCGTGGTCGCGGCCGGCAGCGCGTAGGAAGCGGGCCGATTTGAGAGGTCCGTGTAGCTTCCGCTGGTCGCCACCGCGGCGAGCCCGGACATATCGGCGGGAGACAGGGACGTGGTGCCCGACGTGACCTGTCCCTTGGCATTCACTGTGACCTTGGTGAACTGGCCTGGTGTCGTGATGGCCGGCAACGTGGCGGCGATCGCATTGGAGCCGGTCCCGGTCACATCACCCGTCAGGCTGATCGGCTGGTAGTATTTTGCCTGGACGAAGGCGGTGGTGGCGATCGCGTTGCTGCTGTCGCCGACGGCCGGGGTGGGTGCTGTCGGCGTGCCGGAGAAGGCCGGCGACGCAAGGGGCGCAATCACCGAGGTATCGACGGTCAATGCGGTGGACGCGACCGTGAGCCCATGGCCGATATCGACGGATTCCGGCTGACCTGGGACAGGACTGACGCGGCCAAGCAGTTTGCCCTGGACCAGTGTCAGTTCAGGCTGCAGGCCCTGCAGCAGCTGGGACACCGTCGTCGCGGCCGAACTGCCGGACTGGTCGAGCATGAGCTGGTCGGTGGGATTGACGACCGCGGTCTGCGGCAGCTGCGGGATCGTGGTCATGCGGGTTCTCCCCCCGCCCTGGAGGCAGGTGCGGGTGATGCGGGGCGATGGGATGGTCGGGATGCTTCGCGTCAGCCGATGGCGAACCAGCCTGTGTTGGCCGTTCCGCTTTGCTTGACATAGAAGCTGGTGCCGACGCCGCCGTTGAGGTTGTGGTAGGTCGAACCCGGTGGGGCCGTGACGACGCCCTGTGGCGACCCGCGACCGATGGCGTTGAGGCAGCCGGTGGCCTCGGCATCGGTGGTGAAGCGCAGGTTGCCGGTGCCGTTAGGATGGATCTGGACGTCACCGTTGGAGACGCTGCGCAGGCTGGCGCCACCGGCGCCGTCCGGCGCCAGATAGTCGGCGGTGTTGAAATAGCTCGCCCGCCAGGTGCCCCAGGTGCCGATCCATTCGACATCGGCGGCGGTGGGGACGTTGAGGTCGGTATAGGTCCAGTTTTCCTGCAGCGGAGACGATCCCGTGCGCGAGAAGCGGACGGCGGTGTTGCAGCGCACCACCAGACGCCGCTCCTCGGAGACGGGCAGACCGCACCAACCCGTCGCTGTTGCGCCGGTTCCGTTGCCGGTGACGGTGACCGTCACCTGGGTTCCGGTCGGGCCATAGCCGCTGCCGGAACTGGTGACGGAGACGCCGATGAGCGTGCCCCTGGCCAGAATGGCGGTGGCGGTGGCGCCCGTGCCGGTCCCTGTGATGCTGATGGTGGCCGTGGTGTAGCCGGAGCCTCCCGCGGTGACGCGGATGAAGGTGATGCCGCCGGCGGACTGGGCCTGATGCATTCCCACCATCGACTGCACGCCGGATGGCGCCGTCGTGACCATCACGCTGTCTGCGATGTCGGGCACCAGCAGCGTCTGCAGACCGCCGACGGATATCGGATTGATCACGAAACGCTGTGACAGGTTCCAGCGATTGCCGTCGATGATGACGCTGTCCGTGTTGGCCCAGAGCGTGTTGGCGAGCTGGGCGCCATTGGTGCCGACGAAACTGTTACGCGCGACCATTACGTTCTGAGGTCCGTCACGCAGCAGGATGCCGCCGGCGGCAACCGACGACATGCCGATCCAGTTGCCGCTGAGCGAGAGGATATTGGCCGCCTGGCCGAAATTGGTGCCGTCGGAATCCGTCTCGACATTGTTGGCAACGAGCGACCAGGAGCTGCAGTCCTGGATGAAGTTGTCATCGACTCTGACATTGACACCGCCGCCGCAGTTGATGCCGAAGCTGGATCCCTGGACGAAATTGGCCGTGATGTCGGCGTTCAGCGAACCGCCACAGTCGATGCCGTAGAGGCCTGTGCCGGTGACCATGTTCGAGGCCACACGGGAGTAGGAGATGTTGGCGAGGATGCCGGCACCGGCGTTCGTGACGGTTCCGTTGTTGGACAGCAGGTTGTCCTGCACCAGCAGGGCGCGGCCGGAGACGGCAATGCCGTAGACGGTGTTGTCGTGGCAGATGTTGCCGGAGACAACGATGGCGATCGCATCCGGGTTGGCGTTGCCCCAGGTGGGCGGGGTGAGGTTGGTGGCATTGTAGTTGCCGACGGCGATGCCGCGCTGGTTGTTCCAGCAGCGATTGCCGGAGACCTGGGCCATGTGGACCTTCTGACCGAAGGTCGCGTCGTTGTAGTCGAGGCACAGGCCGTACTGGCCGTTGTCATGGGCGCGGCAGCCCTCCACCAGGATGCCTTCGCAGGCCTGGACCCAGAGGCCGTTGGTGGCATTGAAGGCGAATGTGCAGTCCCGGATGCTGTGCTGGCAGAGCGTGGGGTCGTTGGCGAGATAGGACAGGCCGTGGCCGAGGACGGGGCCAAAGGCGTTGATGAAGTCACAGCGGTGAAAATCCGTCGTGGTGCACGAACTCGCGACCAGGACCGACCAGCTGTCGACGCCGATGGCGGATTTGTTGGCATCGAAGATCACACCGTCGGCGTGAAAGCTGCTGCCCTGCAGAAGGATCCACGCGCCGGAGCCGGCCTGGGTCGAACGTTTCAGCGTGCTGAGGCCAGGCGTGCCGATCAGGGCCGCCGTGGCGGTGGTCACGGTGAACTGTCCCTTGATGGCGTAGACCTTGGGGCCGAGGCGCACAGGACGGCCGGACGCGAAGGCGGCGTTGAGGGACGCGGTGTCGTCGGTGACGCCGTCTCCGGCCGCGCCGAAATCCTCAATCGCAACGGCGCTGGCGAAATGATCGGCCAGGCTGCGCGCAGTGGTGCCGCCAGTGGCCGTGGCCAGCGTGGAGGAGACGTTCACGCCGCTGACGCTCGAAAGTCCGGCCATGAACTGACTATAGGGAAGAGCCACGCTGGCTCCGCTCTGCGACATCGCGACGAGATCGGCGCCCGAAGGCGCGTTGGCCGCAGGCAGGCCGCCCACGCTGAACGGCGTAGCCGTGGCCGAGAGATTGCCATTCGAGAGGGTCAGGTTCGCGCCGACTGTGATCGCCTCGGGGGCGCCGGTGCCGGTTGAGATGCGCCCGAGCAGCTGGCCCGAGGTCAGGGCCAGCGTTGGCTGCAGCCCGGCTGTCACCTGGGCCACGGTGGCCTTGCGCAAGGTGCCGGACTGGCTGATCGGCAGTTCATCGGTGGAGGCCGCAGCTGTTGCGGCAGTGAGATCATCGACCGTTGGCATTGTCAGCTCCCGATCAGGATGGGGTTGCCGGCCTGGTCGGTGACGATGGCGCCGGTGTCGCTGGTCAAGGCATTCGAAGGCATGCTGGCGACCGCGAGGGACTGGACCGGCAGCAGAACGACGCGGTTGACGGTGCGGCCGTCGGCTGTGCCGATGGTGATCTGAACGCTGTAGATCGTGCCGACCTGGCCGGATCCGAGCCAGAGCACCGCCACCGCGCCATCGGCCCCCGTGCTGGCGAGCGTCAGGTCACCGGTCGCATTGGGGGTGATCGCGACGTCGATGGTGCTGATGCTGTCGCCGCGGTTGCCGAGCAGGGCGGCCGAGATGTCGAACTCGTAGTCGAGCACGTCGGCAGGGTCCTTCGCGGGCCAGACCAGAGGTGCAGGTGTGGTGGGGATGGTGCCGCGGGGGACGGGGACGAAGCCGTCGAGCACGACCCGTCGGGCGCCGCTTGGGCGCCAGACATGCTGGGCGATGGTGGGCATGGGCGGCTCCGTTTCAGGTGGAGGGCGCGAGGGCGGCGATCTGGGCGGAGAGGGCCGAGAGTTCCGACTGCAGCTGGGCCAGCGAGGGGGTCTGGATGACGACCGGCGTCGGTGCCGGCGGAGCGGTGAAGCCGGCGCCGCTCTGGATGTAGCCGACCTGGATACCGGACTGGCTGGTGACGTCGATCCATTGCAGGGTCGGATAGAACAGCTGGGCCGGGTTGGCGGCCGTGGTGAGCAGTTCGGCGACGATGCCGTTGACCAGGCGGGCGTAGGTTTTCATGGCTCAGTACTCCACGATCACGAGGCCCGCGCCGCCATTGCCGCCAGCGGCGCCGGTGCCGGTGCCGCTGACGCTGCTGGAGCCGCCGCCGCCGCCGCCGCCGCCGTAGCCAGGGGCGGCGATGCCCGCGACGAAACCGGTGGTGCCGCGACCGCCGCCGGGACCGCCGCCATCGCCGCCGCGGGCCGCGGGGATGATGCTGTCCGTGCCCATGGAGCCGGCATAGTTGATCACCCCGCCGACCCCGGAGCCTCCGCCGCCGCCGGCAGCGGTCGTGGAGACCGAGCCACCGCCACCGCCCTGGCCGCCAGTGGCGGAGAGATAGACACCGAAGCTCGATGTGCCGCCGACGCCGCCGGCGCCGGTCGCGCCGCCAGTCGGTGCGACGCCACCGGACCCCACGGTCACGGGGATGGAGGTGCCCGGTGTCATACCGGTGAGGATGGAGATCGCCTGGCCACCGGCACCGCCGCCACCGCTGGGAATGGTCGCGTGGGTGCCGCCGGCGCCGCCGCCGCCGATGACGGTGACGCGAAGCCGTGTCACGCCTTGGGGCACGACGAAGGTGCCGGACGCGGTGAAGGGCTGGATCTGCGCGAAGCCCGGGCGCAGGGCAGCCAGACGATAGGGGATGATCGGTGCCTGGGGCCAGCTGGTGATGCTGGTGGCGGTGATCTGGGTCTGGCCGTAGGCGACGGTGATCACGGCGAGGCCGGACCAGCCCGTGTCAACGGAGGGCGTCGTCTGGCTGCCGACGACGGCCGGAGCGCCAGCCTTGAGCTGGAGCTGCACGCGCTGGGTGCGCTGCGTGGCCTGGGCGACGCCGCTGTTGGCGGGGCCGAGATAGGGAAGTGCTGGGTTCGCGGCGTTGTAGTACGGCAACACGACCGGGGTAACGTCGGCTTCCTGGAAACTGGCCTCGATGAGGTAGTTGATAGCCTGGCCGGTGGTGGTGGGCGCGGTCAGGGCGAAATTCGTACTGGTCAGATTCACGCCCATCTTCACCAGGGCGTCCGTGGTGTCCGCCGCGAGCGAGCCATAGGCGTTCTGATCGACGGTGGTGAGCTGGGTTATGCTGCCCGGGCCGACGACGACCGAGAGGCTGGCGGGGACCGTGGGAGTGACCGCGAGGCCGTCGATCTGCGGCGAAGTGCCAAGCGTGGCGGACAGGAGGGCGCCGAGGGCCACCATGGCGTTGCGGTTGGTCGACAACAGATCCGTATCGAGCGGGATGCTGCCGGGGTAGACGATGCTGCGGTCCATGTTCTGGCCTCGGACAGGGGTTTCAGTTGGAGATGCTGGTCCAGGCGATGGTCGAGACCGGCATGACGCGGGCGATGGCCGCGTTGATCTGCTGGTCGGTGACGGTGCCGGTCAGCATCGAGAGACTGGCGTACTGGATGGCGCCGGCACCGTAGCCGGCGGGGCCGTCGTAGCCGGCAACGTTGGCGATGCCGCCGCCCTGCGCGCGGTAGGCGGTGACGAAGCACTGATAGGGCAGCATCAGGCTGCCCCAGCCGCCGGCCATGCCGTAGCCGAGCGGGCCGCCCCAGGCGCCGGTGTCGGCTGGGCGGCTGGGCTCGAAGACGATCGGCGTGCGGCCGGTGAGGTCCTGCAGCACCTGGATGACGGCGTGGCGGGTGCCGCGCTCGCGCAGGAGTTCTCGGCTGATACGGGTGCGGTAGGCCCCGTCGGGCTCGGCGGGCAGGCGGAGCAGGCGCGTGCCGAAGAAATCGGCGGCGATCTGATCGAGGAAGCTGTCGGTCGCGGTGGCGATGCGCGTCTGGGCCACGGTGTAGGTCAGCGCTGCGTGGAGCCAGGACCAGGCATTGGCAAGACCCGCAAGTACCCCATCGAGAATGGGTGTGGTGTCGGCGAACCAGCTGCGCGGGAGTGTGGCCTTGAGGCGGGCCAGCATGTCCGAGGGATCACCGGTCATGTCAGTTCACCTGAATGGTGCCGGCCTTGATGAGGCTGGCGGCGTTGGGGGTGAGATCCAGCGTGCCGCCATTCAGCGTGAGGGCGGTGACGTTGGTGACGTTGGGATCGGCCGCGTAGGCGAGTTGGGCGAGGCGGGTGTAGGGGAGCGGGGCCCCGAGGGTGAGCGTGTTGAGCGCCGTGGTCAGGCTCCGGGCGACGTTGGCAGCGATGGTGGTGTGCATGGCAGTCGGTGCCGTGGTGATCGCCATCGAGACGTTGGCGATCACCACCGTGGGCGGTTGGATCGTGTAGAGGCTGCCGATCGGGCGCATGGCCTCAACCGCCGCGGCGACGCTGGCGAGCAGCGCAGCCGAGGGAGCTCCGGAGCCGTCATCGACGGTGACGACGAAGCATCCCATGCTTGTGGTGCCGGTGGGCGTCAGGTTTTCCTGCAGCGTGTAGTTCAGGCCCTGTCGAACCGACAGGATGGCCGCGCCGATCGCGAGCGGGGTGGCACGGGCACGGCTGTCGAGATAGCTCGAGAAGCGGGTGCGCAGCGCGGTATCGCCTTCGGCATCCAGACCACCCGCGAGCGGGGCCGCGTTGGTGACCATGTCGATCCCGGGGATGGCGGTGGCGAGCAAGGTGATGGCGCCGGCCTGGACGTTGCCAGCCGCTCCTGGAGTCGTTGCGGTGATCGGCAGGATGATGCTGGCGACACCGGAACCGAGCGTGTAGCCGGCCGAGGTGGCGTTCCAGGCGGGGTTGGTGGTGTCGGTGCCGACCGTGAAGGTCTGGCTGCCGTCAGACGTTCGAACGGAGACGCCGGCCTGGATCAGCGCCGCTGTGGCGGGAGTGAAACGGCTGAAGGTGGCCTGGCCGGTGGCCGGAGACGCCGGCAGCCGTGCAAGGGAGAAATCGGCCGTCCAGGTGTCGAGATCGGTGCCGGTGCTCGTGGCAGCCCTTGTGGTGGCGAGCACCTGCAGGATCAGCCACTGCATCCACAGGCCGATGGCGGCGTTGGCCTCCAGGATGGCGCGCAGGGTGCTTCCGACGGTCAGGTCCAGCAGCTGGCGCGCGGAGCCTTGAACGGCTGCGGCCGCGTTGCTGACGAGGGTGGAGAAATTCTGGAGCTGGAGCTGCATCTACGAGGTTCCCGCCGAGAAGGAGAGGAGCTGGGTCTGGCCGGTGCCGGCGTCGGCGTAGCGGACATGGACATAGACGGTGCCGGTCTGGTCGAAGCTGACGTCGATCGTCGGTTCGGGCGTCCGGGCGACTGCTGCTTCCTTGAAGATCTGACCGCGGATGGTGGCGCGGATCTGATCGACCGCGGCGGGCTGTCCCACGAACTGGGCGAGACCGGCGCCGTAGTCGAGCTGCCAGATGTAGTCGCCGGGGTTGGTGAGCAGGCGCTTGAGGACGCGCTGTTGGCCGAGCGTGGGGCCCGCGGCGGCGGCGAGGTCGCCGGTGGGGGATGTCACCAGATCTGAGCCGAAGCTGTGGAAGAGGTCGGCCATCGAAGCTCCTAATCGGGCTGGCTGGTGGTGGAGGTGGTGCCGCCGCGGGAGTCGGTGTGGGTGTGGCTGTCGTAGTGACCGCGCAGGCGGGACAGGGCGCCGACGCCGTCGCTGACGTCTCCGGTGGCGGAGATGGTTCCGGTGACGGTGAGATTGCCGGCCAGCGTGGTGTTGCCTTGCAGGTGGATCATTCCGTCATTGGTCAGTTTCAGGAAGGCGCCGGACTGGTGGACGAGCCAGAGCTCGCCGGTGGGGGCGGCAGGGGTTCTGGCGCTGTCGGACCAGGCGCGGCCGATGATGACACCGTGTTCGGACTGGCCTTCCTGGGGCAGCACCAGGACCTGGTCGCCAGGGGAAGGCGGGCAGGACAGGCCCCAGCCGGCGCCGACCCATGCACTCAGAATGGGAAGCCAGCCGGAGAGCACTCCTTCGGGCTGCAGCAGGACGCGTGCCGCTGGGCGGGAGGGGTCGACGCTGCTGACGGTGGCAAAGCGCGGCTGCCCGGTGGCGCGATCCTGCGCGCCGGACTGGGCCTTCAGGGCGTTCAGAAACCGTTCCATGGGGCACCTCCGCTGCCGGTGCCGATGGGGGCGGTTGGGGATGTGGCCTGGCTGGAGGTGCTGGCGTTGCGGGCGCGCAGCGACTGGGTGAAGCCGTTGCTGAAGCTGATGCGACGGGTGATTTCATCGATCCAGTAGGGCTGGTCGAAATCGGTGCCGGTGCCCTGCAGCAGGATCTGCTGGCGGGGGGTGAGGGTCAGTTCGCCAGGCATTTCGGCGTGGATGACGCGTTCGTGGCGGGTGAGTTCGGTGAGGCGGGTCTGGGCGAGCTTGAGGGCGGCGTCCGGCGTGAGGTTGGGGACGACGTAGACATAGCGCTGCGGCTTGCCGTTGGACGGTCTACCCGTGCCGGCGCTTCGGGTGGCGCGGGCGGTCTGGGTGAAGGACTGCGCCTGGCGGCTGTTCCAGCTTTTCACGACGACCTCGATGTCGCGGGTGAGGGTCAACGCCCGGTCGAGCTGGAGAGAGATCAGATTGGCCGGGCTGTCGACCGATGCGACGAGCTGCAGGACGGCAGTGGCATCGAGGGTTGTCGGCGGCGGGCGAAAATGCAGGGTGGTGCCGGAGACCCAGACGTCGAAGCCTTCGTGTCCGGCGAGGGTGACGAGCAGGTCCCATTCCGAGATGGAACGGCTGAAGCTGTCCAGCGTGATGTGGTCGTGTTCGAGTTGCCAGTAGACGCCCACGGGGGTCGTGGTCGCGGCGACGTCGGCGGTGAGGCTGTGGCGGGTGGCCAGGGTCTGGGCAATTTGACTGCTGGTCTGGTTGGCGAAGGTTTCCTGGGTGCGGGTCTCGATCAGACGGGCGGTGAGGTCGCGGCCTTCGAGGGTGAGGCGCATGGTGCGGGGGTCGATCTGAAGCTGGTCGACCTCTCCCTGGATGAGGCTGGTCCAGCTCTGGCCGTCGAGCGAGACCTGGATGTCGAGCAGAGCGTCTGCCGTGGCGGACCAGGTGGCGAGGTCGGTGGCCGTCAGGTGGGCGGTCACGCGGAAGCGGTCGGCGGCGCTGTGGTTGTTGCTGAAGATGTCGGCGCTGAGCGGTGCGGGCATGGCGGTGCCGTTGGCCATCACCAGCAGGCGTGGGGTGCGAAGGCTGGTGCTATTGGCTGGCAATACCACCTCCTGCATTGGGGTCGGGGTCCGGCAGTTTGAGGGCGACGAGACCGGTCAGCATCGGGTCGGAGAGGTTGTTGAGCTGGGCGATGCGGATCCATTGCGTGGCGTCGTTCAGCTGGCTTGCCGCGACGTGGAACAGGGTGCCGCCGACGGTGGTGGTGCTTTGCATCGTGCCGTTCCTCAGCTGCTGGCGTTGGCGAGGTTGATGGCGGCGCGGCCCAGGTAGCCCTGGGCCGTGGCGAGCAGAGCGGCCTGGCCGGCGAGGGTGGTGGCCTGGCCGAGATCGGTGGCGGCTGTCAGCTGCGTGCCGGTGGTGGCGAGCTGGGTGGAGGTCGCAGCGGTCGCGGCGGCGAGCTGGGACTGGGCCTGGGCGTAGGCGGAGGTGCCGAGTGTAGTGGCGCCGGTGGCGGCGCTTGCCCCGGTGGCGGAGGTCAGATCGACGCCGGTGCCCAGATCGTCGGCGGCGGTCAGGTCCGCCAGAACGGAGGCGCCGATGGACAGGGCGGCCTCGACGTCGGCTTCCGCCTCGTCACGCAGCACGGTGCAGGTGATGCGGTAGGGGATCCAGTTGGGACGGCGGTAGTCGGCTTCGAAGCGGGACACGACCACCCTGTAGAAGAAGGTTTCCCAGGTGAGCGGCCAGAGACCGCCGTCGGCGCGCATGAGGTCGACCGCGCGGGCGCGCAGTCCGGCGTCGCCGCCGGAGAAGACACCGGCCCAGGTGATTTCGGAATCGTCGCGGCCCATGGAGTCGATGATGCGGGTGCCGCCGGGGAGCTTGTGGACGGTGAGCGACTGGGCACCGCCCCAGCTGACGGAGGGGGGCAGCTCGAAGTCCTGGAACAGAATGGGGCCAAGCAGAAGGTAGGAATAGGACAAGGGTCAGCCTCCTTGCTGGGCGCCGGGCCAGGCGATGCTCATGCGGGGGTCGAAGCCGGTGGCGCCCGAGGGCGGGCGGCTCGCCTCACGGGCGAGGTGATTGGTCATCCAGGTGCCGAGGCGGGTGCCGTCGAGATAAACGTCGCCGCTCGTGGGCGGGCTGGCAGAGCCGGGGGACTGGGGGGCGACGGAGGGAAGCGTCTGGGCGGGCGCCGTGGCCAGCGGCCTGCGGTCGGCGAGCGTCTCCGCGCTGGTGCGCTGCGGACATGGTGGGGCGGCTGAGCCCGGCATGGCCGGAAGCTGAACGGCCCGATCGCGGGTATGGGGTGAGAACGGCGTCGGCCGCTCGCCTGGTGCCGATACAGGCAGCGGTGTGACAGGCGGCAGGAGCTGGGGCGCCGTCGGTTGGTCGGTTGGCGGGAGGATACGGATCACTGGCGGCGGTGACGCCGCAGTGGGCGCGGATAGTGCGGGCGGGGGCGGTGACGCTGGGGCGGGCGCGGATGGTGCGACCGGAGGCGACGGCTCGGCTGGAGCGCCTGAGGCGATGGTTGGCGCGCGTGGGCGTTCGGGTGCGGCCGTTGATGTCAGCGACTGCAAGACGGAGGATGATGCGGCGGGGCCGGGTTGGCTTGGGGCCGCGATGGCGGCCTCCGTGCGACGTGCGATGCTCGGTGGCTGCGGTGCTGGAGCCTGGGGGGCGGGTGCACGGGCGGTGGGCTCCCGTTCGGGCGATGGGCGTGGTGGTGGCGGGGCGATATTGGCGGGAGGCGGGTCCGCGTGGACAGACGGTGTCGGCGGCCTGCCGTTTGGCTCGCGCGTCAGGCGGGCAAGATCGCCTGCGGCTGCGGCGGTGGCTGACGCAGCGATCTCGGAGAGGCGCTGCAGGTTGGCGGCGGTGCCGGCGATCTGCGTGTCGAGCGCTGCAAGCTCCCGGCCGATGGCGGCGACGCCGGCGCTGACGCCGTTGTCCAGCGCCAGGCGAATGCCGATGACATAGGCGTCGTCCATCATTGGCTCCTGAGGGCTGACATGAGGCGGTCGGCGATGGACCGGGCGACGGCCTCACCCTCGGCGGCGGCGAGCGGGCCGAAGGTGGGGCGGGGTGGGAGCGCGGCGGTGCCGTGCTCCTGGTAAAGGGCGATCGGTGACGTGCTGCCGATGCAGGCCTCGTCGCCCTCGGCCTGGGCGGAGACACTGTCGTGCAGCGTGCCGGTGCGGCGCCAGGGATGGTCGTGCTGGCCACCGGGCAGGACGTCGAGCGCCTCCTGCGCGAGGTCGCACAGGCGCTGTGCCTGTTCGTCGAGGGTGGCGCGCGCGATGCTGTCGAGATCGAGCGACTGGAGATGCAGGACGAGGTCGGACAGGGTCATGGCCGTTCCTTCCAGGTCATCGAGGAGAAATCGAACGCGCCGCCGTCGAGCTGGCCGAGGGCGATCACCCAGGCCAGGCGATCTTCGGGCGGAAGGGAGAAGGCGACGTCGAACGGCACCCCGTTCCGGCACAGATACAGACTGTCGACCAGATCGGGGTGCCGGCTCAGTTTCCCGCGTGGGTTGCCACATCAAGCGGTTCTGGGGGCGTCAGCGCGCGGGCGATGGCGTTGATGCCGTGATCGCCGAGGCGTCCGACCAGGGCCTCGATCTGTGCCTCGTTGACCGGGGGCGGGACCGGGATGTCGTCGATGGCGGTGACCGAGCAGGCCAGAGTGGCCATGCCGAGCCAGAGATGGTTCTGCGCCAGGGCCGGGCCGGCCGCCTTGAACAGACGCAGCTTGTCGAGCGCCGTGAGGCGACGCAGCGACAGGCGGCGGCCCTGGCTGTCAGTGGCGGTGGGGGCTGCTTCGGCGGCGGCGATCAGGCGGGCGGACGGCGAGGACATCAGACGCGCACGCGGGTGGTGGCGAAGAAGTCGAGCTTCTGCTTGACGCTCTGGTCGCCGCGCCAGGTGCCGGCCTGGGCGAGTTTGAAGACGACGCCGCTGTATTGGTAGGTGCTGGTGCTGCCGTCGACCTCCTGCACGTATTGGTAGAGCGTGCCGGTGGGGACGGCCGTGCCGGAGAGGTAGGCGGCTTCGGTCTGGGCGATGAAGTCATCGACACTGGAGCTGCCGCGTTCCAGCTCGAAGCTGCCTTCCCAGCCCTTGGGCAGTTCAGCCCCGAGCTGGGTGCCGTCGATGCGGTCGATGCGGATGGGGGTGGTGAGCTGGTGGCTTTCGAAGCCGGTGGTGTGGGTGAGGTCGATGCGGCCGAACGGGCCCATGACGACGAGCTGGCAGTCGCGGCCGACGGAGAAGGCGCTGCTGGTCATTGAGGGATCTCCTTATGCGCTCTGTGCTTAAGCAGTCAGCGCGCCGGGGGCGCCGGGCAGGGTCTGGCGCTGGACCTGGACGGTCTGGCCGCCCTCCATGTTGACGATGAATTTCTCGTTGATCGCCTGGTAGCGGATCTGCGCGTCGGACTGGACATATCCGAGGCCGGTGCGGCTGGCGGGGTTGTTGGTGGTGTCGCAGATGACGCTGAACGGCAGCTTGCCGTCGGTGCTGCCGAGGAGCCTCTGGCCGAGCATGGCCTGCAGAAAACTCAGCTGGGTGGCGCGGATGCGGCGGAACAGCGCGGCATTGATGACCTGGCCGACATATTGCCCCATGCCGGCGGCGAGGGTGGCGGCGATATAGTTGGTCAGCCGGGTGTAGTTGTCGCCGTTGGTGGCCGAACTGGAGCTGCTGTTGTGGCCGCCGCGTACACCCCAGAACGCCCCGCCGGGCTGGGGGTTGGCGATGACGTCGACACCGCCGCCGAGCAGGACCGCGAGTTCGGCCGATGAATAGCTGGTGCTCTGGCCGGAACCCGGCGCGCCGGATTTCTGGCTGCCGACGACGCCGTAGAGCGGCTTGTTGAGACTCGATTGCTCCGGCGACAGGTTGGCAAGGCGTCCTGCGACGAAGCCCTGGGGACTGATGAGGCGCAGGACGCCATTGATCTGGTCGTTCCACCAGATCCAGTCGCCGAACATCAGCTTGGCGGCGTAGCTGTCCAGGCCCACGGCCTGCTTGACGGCGACGACGTCGGCAATGGTGTCGCCGGAGGGCGATACAAGAATCATATAGATGCCCTCGGACAGGCCGAAACCAGCCTGGGTGGTCCATTGCGTGGCATCGTCGCCGTCAGCGAGAAGGGCGATGGAGCAGCCCTGACCACGCAGGGCGTACATGCCCTTGCGGGGCATGACATCGACACCGACGAGCGTGGTGGTGGCGACGCTGGTGGCGCCGTCGGTGCCGGGGTTGCCGAGGGAGAAGGCGGCGGTCTGGGCGGAGGGAGCCACAGAGGTGCCGCCGGAGGTGGCGACCACGAGCTGGCTCGGGCCGCGCTGCGCGCCGGTGCCGACGTTGACGGCGGCAGCGAGGTTGATCCAGAACTGCGAGCCGGTGCCTGCAATGTTGTCGAACACCTCGGGCTGCAGGCCGGGCAGGCTCACCGTGAGTCGCCAGGTGCTGGTCTTGCTGCCGGGCGCGAGTGTGACGACGATCTGGTTGCCCAGGCTGCCGGTGTAGAGGCCGACGAGCAGGAAGCTGGTGCCGGGCAGAATCATGCTGGCGGCCGTATCCGTGCCGTCGGTGGCACGCACGCAGCGGAAGTTGCTCGCCCCCTGCTGGACCGCGGCGGCAACGGCTGTGCCCATGTCGTATTTGCGGGGCATGACCGGGCCGAAGTTGCTGGCGTAGTCGGACATCGTGGCAAGGATGACCGGCTGGCCGACCGGCCCCCAGCTCGCGGTTCCGACGACGCCGAGGACGTTGGTGGGAACACCGTTGAGGACGAGGTTCTGCGGCGGGACAATCTGGACGTAGAGGTCGGGCACCACCAGGGCGGTGGTGTTGATGTTGCCTTGCTGGACGATCGGCATCGGTCAGGCCTCCTTGGCGGCAGGTGCGGTGACGCGGACGACGTGGCGCGCATTCTCGCCGGCGAGGATCGTCTGGATTTGCGCCGGGTCCGTGATGCAGTCGCCCTTCGCGTGCGGCCCGAAGGCCTGCACGACGACGAGTTGGATGTTCATGGGGAGATCCTTCAGCCGAGGAGGGATTGGGTTGTGGGTCCACCGTTCGGGGCGATGGCGGTGGCGCCGATGATCAGTGACGGCAGGGTTTCGGAGACGGTGGTGGCGTATTCGACGTTGAAGAGCAGATCGCGGCGGAACAGGTTGGCGTTCTGGCTCTGGTCGAAGGTGATGCTTTGTCTGAGGCGGACACGGGCCTGGGTGGTGTCGGGCAGGGCGATGAAGGTGTTCTGGCTCAGGGCGGTGTCGAGCAGGGACGCGAGGCTGTCGCGGGTGGTGGGGTCGGGGCACCAGCAGGCGATGCGGAAGCTCTGGACCTGGCGGCGGGTTTCGGCGAGCGCGGTCTGGTCTGCGACGACGCGGCCGATGATCAGTCCGGCACCGGGGATGGTGATGCCGGCGCCGGTGACCTGGGCGATGCGGGTGCGGCGGATGTAGGAGGCCAGGATGGCGGCCACCAGTTCGGGCGTGTCGCCGATCGCGGTGCGGTGTACGAAGGCGGCGTTGTCCACGATGAGGCCGGCGATCTGGCCGGTTCCGGCGGTGCCGCCGATGGTGGCGGTCTGGCCGGCGACGGTGATCGTCAGCGTTGGGGTGACGGGGCCCGGCATCGAGGGCGGATCGATGTAGCGGGTGGTGGTCCGAAACGACCCGGCATCGGGCATGACGGTGACGGTCAGGTGGCCGGCGGCGAGGTCGGTGTCGAGATTGGCCGGGTTGGGCCAGCCGCGATAGATGTGGCAGACGCTGCCGAGCACCGACGCGGCGTTGGTTCCGGAGGGATAGAGGATGGCGTTGACGAGACCGGCGAGGGTTGCTTCGACATCGGATTGATCGGCCATTGTGCGCCTCTCACGTGTTGGCCTGCTGGGCCTGCAGGCGCCAGCCGAGATCGGTGAGCTCGGAGGTGGCGATGACGGCGATGCGGCCGAGATCGTCGGTAAGGCGATCGCCGATGCGCAGGGTGATGTTGAGGCTCACCGGCAGCAGGACCTGCCAGGTGCCGGCGGGAATGTCGGCGGCGATGCCGGATTGGCCGGTCCCTTGCCCTCCTCCGACCAGGATCGATGCCGGCCAGCCCTTGGCGAGTGTGGTCTCGGTGGCAGTGACGGTTGCGCCGTAGGCGTTCAGGCCAGGGGTGCTGGCGGCGGCGGCGCGGCTGATGTCGAGACGGCGGCTCGCACGCACGCACAGGACCGGCAGAAGCGGCTGCTGTCCCGCGATGAAATGGATTGTTCCGGTGTCAATCCTTCGAAGGATGTCTCCGGGTCGGGTGTAGGCGGCGTCGATGACGCCTTCCCACAGGTTTTCGCCGAACACGACGGGTCTGGTGTGGCGGCCGCCGAGGGGCAGGAAGCTTGCATGGAGCTTGAGGATCCGATTGGTGGAGCTGAGCGGCTCGCGCGGGTTGTCTGGGCGCAGCAGATCGTGCGGGGCGCCGGTGTGCGTCGCCGCGCGCCCCGCGGCACGGTTGAGGCGGTCCTGCAGGGAGAGATCGTCCATCACACCACCAGCCGGGTGCTGCCGTCGCCGAGGGCCGGGCCTGGCGGGATGCCCAGGAACCCGCAGAGACGCCGGCGCCAGTCATCGAACAGACGCGTGCGCTCGGCGACCTCCCTTGCGTTTCGGGTCCAGACGGCGGCCGTGTCAGTGTCCAGGGTCGCCGAGGCATCGGTGATGGCCGATTCGAGCGTGGCGAGATAGGTGCGAGCGACGGTTTCTTCGGCGCCGCACAGCCGCTGCAGGCGATATTCCAGCAGGCCATAGGCCTGGTAGAATCGCCAGTTGCTGAAGCCGCCATTGCCGAGGCCATAGGCGGGGTAGCCGCAATGGCGCCGCAGGTCCGTCCGCTCGCTGTCGGTGAACGCCATGCGTGGCTCCTTGAATTGGGGACAGTTTTTGGGGTCAGGCGGCGGTGATCGGGGCTCCGGCAGCCAGCAGGGCGGCCTTCAGCGCGGGGTCCAGGGAGTAGGACTGGCCATGGTGGAACTGCAGCACGGCATGGCCGGTGTTCCAGGTGAACGCTTTGGAGAAGGTGTAGATGCTGTTCGCGGGATGCAGCGTCTTCATCGTCGCCGCGGTCATCTGGGTCATGGCGCCATGGACGACGCCGTAGGTAGTGGTGCGCAGCTGGTCGTCGGGATCATCGGTGGTCATCACACGCTCCTTGGGAGGCGCCGCGACCGGCCGGGGAACCGGCCGCGGCTTCTGTCATCAGCCGATGTGCTCGACCATGACGGCGCGCTTGTAGGCAGCGTTGGTTGCCGTGGAGACGGTGGTTGGGCTGGTGGTGGTGTCGGACGGGGCGCAGAATCCGCCGATCCAGTACCAGCTCTGGGCGATGATCTGCTGCAGGCGGTCGATCGGTTCGCGGGTGACCATGGCGATGCCGTCGACGAGGGAGATCAGACTGTCGTCCGGCGCCACATCGGCTTCGATCATGCCGGCGAAGTCGCCTTCGATGAGGGCGCCCTGCCCCACGATGATCGGCCGGCGAATGACGGCACCGGTGATGCTGGGATGGGCCTGGACATAGGCCTCGGTGGTGGGGATGAAGCGCAGGCCGAGGAAGTCGTTGATCATGCCCTTTTTGAACACCTGGTTGGCCGAGGTGGCCCCCTGGAATAACTGGCGGAAATCGTTGTCGGCGAAGAGCTGGCGGGCGCTCACAGGATCGAGATAGCAATTGTAGACGCCATCGATCTCGGGGACGGCGTTGAGGCGGAGCTGGGCGACGGCGTTGAGCAGGGTGGCCATGGTCAGCACGTCCGTCGACTGCAGGGCGAGCGTGTTGCCGCGGCCGTTGGGACGCATGATCGCGCTGGCCGTGGTCGCGGTGACGGTGTTGCCGGCGGTGGCGTCGGCCATCGTCACGGACGTGCTGAAGGTGAGCACGCCTGACACGCCGTTGGGTGCGGTGCTGACATTCACCGTGTCCGCCGTCGCGCCGATCAGAGTGTAGGAGTTGCTGCCCACGGCCGTGGAGAGCGAGGCGCTGCCGCCGACGGTGGTCTGCACGCCGTTGACGAAGACCGTCTGGAAGCCGCGGATGTCATCCACCGCAACCGCGGGCCCGGCAGATGCCAGCGTGGTGCGAACGCGGGTGTTGCCGCCGAAATACGGGTTGAACAGGGCGTTGCGGGCGAGTTCATCAAGGCTGCGGGCAGCCTGTTCGCCATTGATGGCGGCGTTGAGCAGGAACTGCGAGGCGATGCCGACGCGGGAAGTGACGATGTTGAGGTCGGTGGTCGCGGCGTAGTGGTTCAGTGTGATCGTGAACTGTTCGACACCGAAGGTGGCCGGGGTGAGCCCGTTGTCGAGGTTGGTGTTGGTGGCCGGTGCGCTGGGCGTGGTGACGGACGGCTTCAGACCGGCGCGGGTCTTGGTGAGGGTTTCACCGATACCGACGGCGAATTCCTGGCGGTCGGCGCACATGCGGTAGCCGAGGCGGGATTCGAGCGAGGCCTGGAATTCGCGCTCCAGGAAGCCCTGCTGGATGATGGGCTGGAGAGCGGCGGGGAAGTTCTGGATACCCATGGTGCTGGTCCTTGTGGAGGCGGCCGTCCTCGCCCGCTGCCGCGGGGCGAAGGCCAGGGAAGGAAGGAGGGCGAGGCTCGGGTGTTGCTAGTGTTGCGTCGGCTCAGCGCCGGCGCAGCAGCTCGGCACGGGCGGCGCGCCATTCGGCGTGGCTCATCTCGGTGGCGCGCCTGACCGGCTGCGGACGGTTGGGTGGCGGTGCGGCAGGGCTCGATGAGCTTGCCGACTGGAACAGCCAGGGTTTGGCGCGGCGCAGATCGGACATCAGCTTGGCGCCGCCTTCCAGCTCGCCGGCTTCGGTGAGCTTGAGGGCGGAGGTGTCGAGCAGCTTCAGGCCGTCAAGATCGACCATCCCGGCGCGGGTGGCATGAGAGCGCAGCTCGGCGTGGAGGACGCGCTGTTGGGTTGCGGCTTCGAGTTCGGCGAGGCGGCGTTCGAGCTCCGTCACCTTGGGGTCTTCGCCTTGCGGTTGGACTTCGTCGGTCATGCTTGCTCCGTTTTGATGCGGGCTCGCTCGAGGGCGATGTCGGTGACGTTGTAGACGTCGGCGACACTGCGCAGGGCGGTCTCGGGCGAGAGCAGATGGGCATTGGTGAGGGTGGCCAGCGTGGTCGCGTCCGCAGAACGGTCCTCGGCGGTGGGCGCGAACCAGCGTGGCCAGACGAGGCTGAGGCGGGTGCCCGGGTCGATCGGATCGATCTGAGAACCAAGAACGGTCAGCCGGTAGGTTTGACTGGCCTGCAGGATCATGCGGGCCAGCTCAAGCAGTCCTGCGCCGTAGCTGATGCGCAGGTTGTCCGCGAGCAGGACGAGGCCCTGGTGCATCATTTCGAGGGCGCGACCGGATTGGGCTGCGGAGAGGCGATCGGCGCTGGCGCGGTTGCCGTGGATGCTCTCCAGGGCCATTTCGCGCAGGGCGCGGACATAGTCGATGACGGCGCCGGCGGCGGTGCCGTTGATCTCAAGCAATCGCGCGTCTCCGTGTTCGCTGACGACAAGCGCGTTGCCGCCGCCGCGGACGAGTTCGCGGCTGTCGGCGGCGGGTTCGCGGATGAGGAGTGTGGGGTCTGAGCTGTATTTCAGACCACGGCCGGCCTGGCTCAGCTGGTAGTCGATCTCGATGCTGGTCTCCAGCGCGGCGCGGAAGGTGCAGGCGCCGTCGATGCCGTCCGGGCCGTCCGGGCCGCCGGGGAGATTGCGGATCCAGACGATGGGGACGAAGCCGAGGCCGTGGCGGGTGGTGCGGCGTTCGTCGATCTGCGGTGGAGTGTCGCTGGTGACCGGCCAGGGCAGGTACCAGGTTTCCTGGTCGGTGTCCCAGCCGCGCATGAACCAGTGCTGGGTCTGCGGGTCGTCGATGTCGTAGCCCATGGCGGCCAGGGTGGTGCCGGGAACCTTGTAGCGTTCCGTCACACTTTCGAGACGATCCGGCTCCTCGGGGTCCCAGACCGGAGCGAGGGAGAGGGTTTCCAGCACCTTGAGGAAGATACGGCCCTTGAGGACGCGCAGCAGGATGGCCACCGAGCCGATGGAGCCGCGCAGGGCTGCCTCCTGCATGACGGCATTGAGCTTCGTTTCGGTTACAATGTCTACGAGGATGGCGCGGACCTTGACGTTGTCGCTGTCGATGGTGGGGAAGTGTCCATCGCCGAAGACGAGGGAGATGCTGTCGTCGACGACCGTTTTGGCGAGGGGGTAGCGGACGGAGGGGCGCCGTTGCCGTAACGGGATGTAGTCGCCGGCGCCGGTACGTTCGTCGGCAAATGCGTATGGCAGCGCGTCGTAGAGGGTGCCGTCGAGGGCGCGCTTGAGGAGATTCAGACGTGCGACGCGAGGGGGATAGTCGGGGTCGGGCGGGATGAGTCCTGCGATCGTTTCGAACATGCGGTCTCGCCTGTTTCTGTCTATCGCTCCAGGTAGGGAACGTTGAGACGACGGGGTTGTGTGGTGGTTTCGCCAAGCAGGGCGATGCCGCGGCTCAGGGCATCGACCTGGTCGTCCTTGCGGCCGTTGGGGAAGTCCCTGAGTTCGTCGATGAAGCCGCGGTTCCAGAGAGCGCGATACAGGCTGACCTGGCCCGCTTCGACCTGGGCTGCGGCCGGTGTGGCGCGGGTGAGCTTGGAGCCGGATTCGGGTGAGGCGCGAACGCGGTAGCCGGCAAGGCGTTGGGTGAGCCAGGCGACCTGCTGTTTGCCGGCCTGGCCGGGATCCTGGGGCAGACCGATCAGGACGGCGGCGCCATCCTGGCTGGCTGTGGCGACGATCATGTCCGCGACCTCGGCCGGGCCCGCGCGGAGGCGGACGATGTCGGTGACGAGGATGCGGCCGGTGGCGAGGCGCGCAAGTTTGATGCCGACGGTCCAGTCGGGGTCACGACCTTCTCCGGGAAGGGTGGCCGCGAGATCCCAGGCGCGGACCTCTCTGGTGCCGGTGGGGAGGGCTTCAGGCTCGGTGACGTGGATGCGGGTGGTGAGAAAGAGGGCGTTGCTGTCAGGCCCGGGATTTTGCTGGTAGAGCGCCTGCCAGACGCGCTGGCCGACGGATTGCCGCCTGCGTAAGAGTGCTTCGGCGCTTTCCCATTCCGGCCACAGGGCGTCTCCGGGGGCACGGCCCATCGGGTCGTCCGGTTCGGCCAGTGCGGGGAGGCGCAGGACGTGCCAGCTTGGGTCGGCGTCGATAAGGCGGCCGCCGAGATCGTCCTCGTGCCATCTTGTCATGATCAGAACAATCCGGCCGCCCGGCTTCAGGCGGGTGGTAAGGTCTGACCTGTACCAGTTCCAAAGAGCGTCGCGGGCACCAGGGCTGTCGGCCTCGGTGTGGGACTTGATCGGGTCGTCGATCAGAATCAGGTCGGCCCTGCGGCCCGTGATGGGGCCGCGGACGCCGGAGGCGAAATAGTCACCTCTGCTCGTGGTGCGCCAGCGGGCCGTGGCGCGGTCGGTCTTGGCGAGGCCATAGCCGAGAAGGTCGGTTTGGTCCGTCACCAGGGCGCGGACCTGGCGGGCGAAATGTTCGGCGAGATCGGCGGTGTGACAGGCGGTTATGACGGAACTGGCGGGATGGCGGGTGAACCACCAGGCCGGAAACAGGACCGAGGCATAGGTTGACTTGGCGTGACCGGGGGGCAGCAGCAGCATCAGCCGATCGGTCTGTCCTTCCGCGAGGCGTTCGAGTTCGGTGAGGATCCGACGGTGGACGGCGGCGGGAGACTGGCCGATTGGTTCAAGAGCCCGTTCGGCCCACGCGACGAGCGACAGCGGCGGCGCTGCCGGCAGGCTTTCCTGCGACAAGAATGTGTCTCCCCTATGGGAGGGCGAATGGGATTGATCGTTTTCGGATGATCGAGGCGTTGAAGCGGACGGCTGGGCTATCGTGCCGACGGCTATTCGATCATGGCGAGAAGCCTATCCGATTTTGGGGCGCATGGGAAGGAAAAATTTCCACACTGGGCGTTTTTTCCTTTTTGGACGAAGGCGACGCTTGTCCTGTGAAGAAAATGAAATATGGCGTGATCATGGCAAGCGCTAGGGCGGCTTGGGTGCTGCGGTCGCGTTGGTCAAGGAAAACAGTCGGTTGTCGGACAGTATGCGATCGGCGTGGTGGGTTCTGAACAGTCATTGCCCGTTTCAGTGGCAGCAACGGCCTGTGGGGCCGGGTGAATAGGGGTTGATCTCGATCGCGTGTGTTGGCTGTATGTCGTCCAGAGGCGAAATCGTGCCGACCGTGCGGACCCTATTGTGGGTCTGCGCCAGGCTTGGATTGTTATTGTTGTGCGCGACAGACGTCGTTGCGTGGCAGTCCTTGTTTGTGGAACTTCAATGTGACGCCAGACGGCCTTCGGGCGGGCGCTCACGTTTCAGAATGGAGCTTGAATGATCGCACGTGCCAGAAGGGCATTCCCGGGCATGGTGATGTCGCTGATGTTGACGGCGCCGGTGTTGGCCCATCCTGCGTTTGCGCAGGTTCCGACCGAAGCGGCCCGTGCCAGCAAGGCGGCGCACGCTCCGCCCAAGGCGGCGGCTGTGCGTAAGATGGCCAAGGGTGCAGCGCCGAAGACGGCGGCAGGGCGTTCGATCGTGGTACGGCAGGACCCACCTGCAGCGCGGCAGGGTTCAGAGCATCATATGGCGGCAGTGACCAGGCCGGCTGCCAGCCAGGCGCCCCGCGGGGCGACGCGGGCACGGATTGTTCCGGCGGCGGCGCTTGGTGCCTCGCGTCCTGTGCACCGGACATCGAGTCATGGTTCAGCACTGATCGATGACGGCACGATGTGGCGCGAGAGCGGCAGTCTGGCGACGTGGCAGCAGACCGGGATTGCATCCTGGTATGGCGGTGCAAAGTGGCAGGGTCACCGCACGACCTCGGGCACGCGTTACAATCAAGGCGAGTTGACCGCGGCCCACGCGACACTTCCGATAGGAACGCGGGTGCGTGTGACGTTGCATGACAACAGTGCGCGCTCGGTGATCGTTCTGATCAATGACCGTCCGGGAACGCGGACCCGCATCATCGATCTGTCACGTGAGGCGGCGGCGCAGCTCGGCATTCTGGAGCGTGGCGTTGCGATGGTGACGCTGACGCCGCTGTAGCGGCCTTCGCGTGGCGCCTTGCAGGAACGGCGGGCCAGGAGATGCCCCCCTGGCCCTGGCGTTTCAGCCACCCGTCAGCGCCACGACCACCAAGGCCGCGATCGACGCGATCGCAATGGCGGCGCTGAGACGATAGGCGGCTTCGAACATGGCATTCATGACGGCTTCTCCTGTGCAAGCGGAACCGTGTTCGGGCCTGCACCGGGTATGCCAACGGTAAGACATTGATTTCTTGTTAATGCCCTCTCGATCTGCAGAGAGTCCTGCAGATTGCAAGGCTTCACGCGACCCGGTGCTTGTTGTGTTGCCGGTTGATGGCGGCGACCAGGAGATCGATACCCTGCGCATGCCAGCGTTGGATGGCCTTGTGGTCAGCACCCAGGAGGGCACCGAGGCGGCGCCAGGGAAACAGATGGCGTTCCGTGATCGGGCTGATCAGGGCGCGGCTGCCGACGATGCGTCGGATGACGTAGCGATCGACCGGGATGAGGGGGATCCAGTCCAGCGCTTCGTCCATGCGGGTGATCTGAGCGCCGGAGGGGATTGCGGGCCTCAGTCTCGCATCGACGTTTGACCAGCCATAGGCCTCGGCTGCCGCCTGCACGATGTCGTGGCGACTGGTCCGCAGGCGGGTGGAGAATCCTGAATGCGGGAGTGCCAGCAAAGTGCGGCCGGCTTCTTCCAGCCTGTAGATCACATATTCGGCATCGACCACGAGCACCGCCGGCGTGGGGGACAGGGCGGATACGGCCATGCGGCCTTGTGGATAACGGCTCTGCGCGGAATGCGTCATGGCAGTGTGCTCCCGATCCGGGTGGTGCAGCGGGTCGTTCTTGTGTGGCGCAGCTGGGTGGCGATGGCTTCCGCGAGGATCTGCTCGCGTTCGGCCGACGTCAGTCTGGTTCCCGACACCTGGTTCACGGCCTCCCGCAACCGGTTGCGCGAACAGGCCCCTTGCATGAGGGAGCCGACGACCTGCCTGATCGCCTGCGCGGCGACGCTTCTGTCTGCAACGGGTCGGGTGCTGAGATCGGCAGGGCGGGCGTGGCGGTGGTGCTGATCGGGCAGGCCGAGATCCCTGATGGATGCATCCGAGACGAGGGCGGACAGAGCCTCTACTCTGCCGAGGAATCCTTGGGTCGTCAGCTTGGCCAGGATGACCTCGGCAGCGTGCGCCGGCGATGGTCTGGGCTCGAACGGCTTCATGCGCGGAAGGCGCTGCGGTGGGTGGCGGCCGGCTGTGGCGCGTAGGGGGAGCCTTCAAGACTCGTGCCGGCGGTGATGAGCGCCCAGGTGAAGGGGTGGCCGGGCGGCAGGGGATCTCGCCGGGAATCAAGAAGATCCGGGGCTACGATTGTTTGGCTCACATCGCACTCCTGTTAGATTTGGTTTCAGGCATGAGCATATTGTTAATTTTTTTAACATACTTGTCAATAGGGTTGCGCGGGCGATTGGCGAAGCTGGCTGGTGCTCCGTTAGTCTTTTTGACAGAACACTCCGGATTGCGGGCAATGAGGAACAGTTTCATGGATCTGCGGGCACTTGGACGGCGTATTCGATCGGAACGTGAACGGCTCGGTATGACTCAGGCGCAGCTTGCGGCAGAGATCGGCGTGTCACGCAGTGCGGTGGCGCAATGGGAGACGGGGCGATCCGGGCAGGTCGGCGGTAATCTGGCGCGTGTCGCCGAGGCTCTGGGGATGGAGGTGGGGTCGCTTCTGCTGGGACGCGTCAGCGATCCTGGGTCACGTCACCTGGCAGAGAACCTGACCGGGAACGAGCGAGCACTGGTGGAGTTGTACCGTGCACTGCAGGGCGATGATCAGGGACTTCTGCTGCGATTTGCACATCGACTTTTATCGAAAAAGTAAAAATTTAGTCTTTCAAGTAAATTATGAATTAGCTTAACGCGGATTGGGACAGAACCTAAATATAATTTCGAAAACTTATTGTATTTGCCGTCGTCAGAAACATATGAGACAGCCTCAGCATGACGCCTTTCGTTAAACTTTTGTATAGATGACAGAGCCCGAATCGCCTCCCGGCTGTGCGCCGCAGCATGACACCGGAACCAACTGCGCAACAGCTACTCTGACATGGCGCAATGGCGAAGCACTGATACGAAATCAGACTGAAAACAACCGATAACCCGCGGACAACGTGGAATTCCGGAAAAGCTGCGTTCGTACCCTGCCGCATCGAGCGGCATCAGGAAGTCAGTCAAACAGAAAACGGTGATTCACGTGCTGGAAGACGCCAGTCTCACAGAAATGTGGCAACCCCCTGAGTCTGACGCTTTTTTGAGTTGCGCGAGACGGTCTGGGCGGAGAAACGGCGAAGAGCGTGGATGGAATGTTAATTGTGGTAAGGTCGTCGCATTCTCGCATTTTTGTCACCCATTACCACCCCTTTACGCTTGCCCTTCGTTCGTGCGGTGCCCTAAAAGTCCTTAACGGCGCTTCACGCAGAAACTTGGGAAATTGATCGATGGCAACGGTAACAGGCGCAACGAGTGGCGTAACCTTCATTTCGCAGAGCAGTTCCAACAACTCTGCGATGGCCCAAGCGCTTGTTAACGCGATCACTGCGATCAACGGCGGGTCACAGGTAAGCGGCAACGCGCTGACCCTGACAAACCCCGTCGTATCGACCACACCCGTTGTCGTTGGGATCGGTGGATCGACCCCTACCAATACCAACGCGGGAACGATCGTCGGGTCCCTGGGTCCGAATGTCGTTGCCGTGTTGATCAACAACACTAGTCCGACCACGCTGACAAACAGCGTCTTCAACGGCAACAACACGGTCGTCGCCGGCAGCGGGGGGCTGACCTTCACCGATCTGGGCGCGGGCAACACGTTCAACGTCGGCGGCGGGTCCAATAGTTTCACGCTTTCCGGTGTTGGCGCGCTCGTGGGTGGCGACGGTAGCAATACGGTCGTACTCAATGCCGTGAGCCGTGGCCTTGCCGATACTGTGGTCGGCACGACTGCGTCCAGCGATACGATCAGCGGCGCTTTGGGAGCCAGCGTGCCTCTGGTGTATGTGGATGGAGGCGCCGGCTCAACTGCACTGATCAACCCGACTGCCGGTAACGTCACGATCGTTGGTGGCGCCGGATCTGAGACGGTGTTCGGTTCGTCCGCTGCGCTGGGCGGTGGCATCGTGACTGCCAAAGCGTTCACGGGTTCGCTGACGGTGATCAACGGCAAGGGCTATTTCGCGGGTGGCTCGGCCGGCGATAACGTGTTGGGTTCTTCCACGCTTGGCGGCTCCACACTGATTGGCGGTGGTGGCGGCGACGTGCTGACCTCGAACGGTCCGGCAGACGAACTGATTGCCGGCTCTGGGTCTGAGACGCTCACCGCCTCCAACTCGTCCGGTGGCGAGTCTCTGTTGGGCAACGTCAACGGCGCGACGCTGATGTATGGCTCGCAGTCGCAGGGCGACAACTTCTGGCTTGCGAATTCGACGACTGGCGGTGTGGGTTTCTTCGGTGCTTTCGTTGCCCTGCATACTGGACCAGGCCAGCCTCTTTTTAACCTGAATACGACCGTCAGCAACAATATTAACCTGGGTGGGTTAAGCTCGGCGCTTGGTGCGACAGATGCGTCCGTGTATGATTTTATCTCAGGCCTTGACAAAGTGAATGTGTTCAATGCGAACGGCGCCACGGCAAGGCTGACCGTGTTTACCAAATCTGACTTCGTGGCGCTTCAAACGACAAGCGGGAGCAATATCCTGTTCTTGAACACGACTGCCGTGAAGTCCAGCGATATCGCAGGTATTACAATTACCAATACCACCACCGCTAATCTGTAG